TGATAAAATGATCCCACAAGATGCATTAGGAGTAGATCAAGAAGAAAAACTTAAAAAGCAAGCTGGGGTTGCATCTCGTAAAAATTTAGCTAGTCTTGGTCTTGGAGTATTAGATAAAGAAGAAGATGAATTCATGATGGATAGTGGTAAACTAGCCAGTATGATTAAAGGTATGGGGGTAATGGAACTTGCGAAAATGCAAGCAAAATTAGCATTGGTTGAGGAAAGAAGAGGTATTTCTGCAAAAGGTGGAGGCCCAGAATGGGAAGCAGTTATGAAGAAAAGACTAGATGAATTAGATAAAAAGTCATCCCAAGCAGTTGGACAGATAAGTAATGCTATTATCGATAACAAAAGCTTCTTTGGAGGAGGAGGAAATAGTCTAGGACTAAAAATCCCCTCCAAAGATGAATCTACTGCTACAAAAGCAGTGAAAAATGATTAAGAAGTAGCTAACTTCTCAAAGTATGCCATCGTATCAGACGATGTTCCCTTCTCAATAGGTTTCCCACCATCAAATGGTGGTGTGGAGGAATCTGGAGCCCCAAAGGTATCCTCTACATCCTGAGCGATCTGCTCAGCAGTTCGATTATCCCTTGACTCACCAAGAACACGTTCCATCTTCTCCTTCAATTCCTCATAGGTCTTGAAGTTTGAAGTCTCATGAAACGGTTTCAGAGGATATTCTGTATTGTATACAGTCTCCAACTTGGTATCATCATCCAACAACGGAGCTGCCGTGTCGAACTCAGATTTGTCATAGTTCCAGAACCCGTCAACTTTACGGATCTTCAACTTAAAGTTGGCACCCTTCCAAAGATCAAACGGATTGATTGCATCCTCATCTTCAAATTGAGGTTGCATTGCCTCCATGACCTTATCAAAGATCTTCTTCCCAAACTTATACAGGAAGACTTTCCCTTCGTTTTCAGGATGTTTTGGATCTGACACCACAAAGATGTTGGTGTAGTATGACAGTTTACGTTTCTGCCTACGAGCGACCTCTTTGTCGGCCTCCGTACCAGAATTCCAAAGTCGGCGATTTGTTTCACCTACTGGGTCATTCTTGTTGATGGTAGTGAGACTATTCTCAATATACCATCCACCTGGCCCTTGGAAGGAGTGAGAGAACATCCTTACCCAAGGAATCTCTTCACCTTCTGGTGCAGGGAGAAATCGGATAACGGCATAGCCATTACCAGACTTATCCAGTTCTGGTTTCCAGAACCGATCATCATCAAATGATTTGGTTTCGGGGGTACTCTGCTTCTGGTATTCGTCCAGCAGAGTGTTAAGGTTGGACTGTTTTTTTAATGCGCTGAAAGACATAGTATTCTCCTATATTAGTTGTTAGTATTAGCGTATTAACGTATTAAGACTATTTATTAGTCTTATTAACTAGTGAGAGCTTCCCAACTGATGGGAAAATCTCGAGCTGCTTTCCATGCAATCTTATCTGCAACCTCTTTTGTCTCAATCTGAGCATCAGAGGAACATCTTAAATTACATACTCTAGCAAATGCATAGAGTGTACCAGACCAGTACCACTCTGTCATCATACTTTGGGGGAGTATCATCCTGGCTTGTTCTGGTGCAACTCCTGCTTTAATCATTTCATTATAACCTTGTAATGCATGATATTCCACATTGAGTTGAACTGTACCAACACGTTCACCACGATTTACCCACTCAATAGTATCATTTGGATCTGAACCTTGTTTCTTATTCTCTGCACGTTTTCTCCATACATCGACTGTATAAAACTCTGGTTCATTATCCACATATCGCCTACTGATCTCGTTCCATGACAACCCTACTTGATGTTTGACTAATTGTCTTGCAACAAATATAGGAGCCTTGATATGGAACTGTAGAGAACAGTGAGCAAAAGGTGACCAGTGATTATGGTCTGCGAGATACTGAATTAGTTTCTCATCACCGTCACCAAACTGTTTTTTCATTTTACCAAAGGAGACTCTGGCCGCATTAACTACGGTCAGATCACTCCCCATATGGTCTACCAAAGTTACCTCTGATATAGACATTACCTACCTCTTTTGACAGAAGTTAATACTTGCAACTTACGTTGCAATAAAGCGTTATCAAACTCCAGACGCCTTACATCCTTTTGAAGATTACCCATTCTCGACTTGAGATGAGCAACTTCTCGGATCAGATCTTCTGAAGTACGCTTTCCACCCTGTTTTTTAGTACTTCCTTGCATTTTGTCTCGTTGAACTTAATGAAAGGTTGACAATTGCGAAGCATATCACGAATGCGTGGCCAAATCCACTCATCGTCTACTTCACGTTCTACATAATCTATCCAATTGAGATAGTGGTCTAAAATGACCGCCGACTCAATATTCAATTTACCTGAATCAATGAGTTTCACAATCGGTGGATGTTTCACTCTTGATTCTGTTATGAACATTATACCAAATGTATCGTAAATGTCAAGACATTTCTTTATGTCTTGGTCAAATACTCTTGTAATAGATTGTTGATTTTTCTTCCACTTACTATAATTTTCTGATGCCTTATCACTCGTCAACCATTTTGGGTTAACTGTATCGCCAGATACAAAGTTAGAAACCAGAAAAGGTTCGAGCTCACCATTGTATTTTTTACCAATTTTATGAAAGAAGTATCTGTCACTTCTCTGCATGAACGAATCTTTTGAACAATTAACTGCACCATTGTAACGAATATAATCATAACCAGTTTGTCTAAAGTGCAATCTCAGTCCCAGATACATTTTGTATGCATCGTAGGCATCGGTCATATTGGTAACGTACTTGATTTTTTAAGGAAGTTAAGATTCTCGGCTTCAACTTGAATCTTCTGTTTGAGTGCTTTATTTACGAGTCTACCTAGAGACTCTGGTTCTACATTATTGTCCTTACAGTATTCTAAACAAGCATCCATGTAAGTGACATTTTTCTCAATCACCATCTCTTCAATCATGGTGGAGAATTTGGTCGGAGTAAAAAAAGATAATTCCATAACAATTAGATTAGAGGTTGGGAGGGGGTGGCCACAGTAGTGTGACCACCCAAAGAACAAAATTACTTCTGTTCTACAAATTCATAAAGCTCAGAAGCCTTCTTCTTGATATCGTCAACAGTGTACGATTCAGGTTGAAGTTCCTTCCACAGCTTCATGTTAGCTTCACCTTGTTCCTTTGCAAGTTCCCATGCATTGAAAACAAATTCTTGATTTCGATTTTGTTGCTCTTGAAGATAACCTTGGGCCATCGTCAAAAGATTAAATCGTAGTTCAAATGGATTACTAGACATAATTTCTCCTTATGTGTGTGTGTTTGTGTGTAATGGGGGAATTCTTCTGTTCCCAAGTGACCCCCCAAGAGGACAATCCTCTAACTCGGCTCTTAGGCAGCTAGTGCGTAAGAAGCGGATGTATAATCAGCGTTATTTGCGATTATGGTTTTAAGTCTCCCCAATTCCTTCGCTCTCAATCGAACTCTATTACACCCCCATCAATAAGACTCTACTCGTTCTTTTTCAAGTTGTTTGAGTAACCTCAAAGGATGTCTACCTTTTATATTACCCATCCAACGAATCGCCGTACACAATGTACATCGTGGACTACGTTTCCGCCATCCAGCTCGTCCACGTTTACCGACTCGTTTCCTCTTCATAGAATCTTCTTGGTGGAGGTGGCCGGAATCGCACCGGCGTCTTAAAAGTTATATAAATTGGATCATTAACTTAATTATATTTATATAGTATACAATACTATTTCTCAAAAGTCAAGTCTAATGTTCGTTATCTCTGAGTCTTATTGATACTTCTTGTTCTGAAATACATATTGGTAAAACTCCTCTAGTAATATCATCAAATTTTCTATTTGATTCTGAATCTCTATTTTCAACCTCATGATATGGAATGGAATGTCGTAATGAATCTATCACACATCCACATATTGATTTAATATCATCAGGCCACATATCCTTGGATAAGAATTCATTTTGTTCTACAGTATTCCAACATCCACTAACAAATCCGTAGATATATGAAGATGGATACCAATATGGAGTTGCACCGTCTGGATGAGCTTTAACATGGTTCCAACTCCATACAAATAATGCAAAACATAACCATATTTTAAATAGTGTCTTTAGCATCTGGATTCAACATTTGTTGTTGCATAAGACGAACTTCTTCCTCAGAACATTTATAAGAAATACCATACACCTCTTGTTGTGCAGCTGGAGCCAACGAATTTGCTCCTGTAAATTTCTTTCGGTACTCTTCATAAGTATACATTGTTTGTAAAATATCAACTATACATGAACATATATTGTATAGATTGATGGGTTGATATTTTTGTCTCAAATCTGGTCGCATCGCCATAGTTGCAAAATACATTGCTTTATGAAATTCTAACATATTATCTGGCCACGGTTCTATTATAGAACTTTTTACTTCAAGTGTTGCATTATCTGATGGTATTGGTTTCTGGGATTCAACTATTGATGTACATCCAAACAATACAAGTGATACACCAATAATGAAATATTTGGTTATAGTGCTCATGCAGCTCTTTTTGATTTATGGTTGTCGTAATCCCGAATAGCTTCTCTAAGTAATTCGGTATAATCATCCACATTTTTAATGAATGTTTGAGGTATTCCATTGTCGGGAACTGCAAATATAATTAATTGGTCACAAGGGATTCCAGTACGCTCAGTGAACATCTTTGCGTATCCTGTACCCTGTATAAAGTAGTTTTCAACCCACTCTTCTCTTAACTCTCTATTGGATGTTTTGAAATCCACTACAGATATCTTTCCATCCCATTCGGCAACCATATCCACTGCACCAGCGATACCATACTCATCTGAGTATAGATAATCCTCAATGCAATAGATCTTACCTATCTTTTTTTCTAACTCCTGTATTGCTTCCATAAACAAAAACCATACGCCAGGATTCCTAGCCATGGATGATGCCTTAAAGTCATCTACATCGGTTATCTGGTTCAAGAAGTATTGTTCCAATAAGCTGTGGAATAGAGTACCTCTAGTGGTTGACCGTTTGGTAATTCGATTTGCTTCCTCATTACCTACACGTTTTCTCCACTCGTATATACCCTCTTTTCCTCTTATTGATAATACAGTGGTCATGGATGGATATCCCACTCCATCACCATTAACGTAATATCTTTCTCCTGCTATATTTTGTCTACTTAATTCTGGTATTTTTGGTATTTCTATATGTTCATATTGTTTTAGTATCACCTTATTATTCCTTCTTTGTATTCAACCTTACCACCTGGCGGTTTCATTGCAGTCATACACTTCTTGCGGTTATCCTCAAGACTATAACTACAATGCACCCACCCGCTGTTAGGGTCTTTTCCATTATAAAATTCCAAGATCAGCTGGTCAAATTCTAAGTTGTCTCTAATCCATTCTGCGAGGTCTGGATTGGATACTTTGAAACTTTCAAAATCAGCTGCTTGGCCATGACAATGCTGACTCCTTTCGGAACCACCCACTGCCTTATTCAAATCTGGACTCCGATAGCCCGAATTAACTGTAATTATTCCAAACTCATCCCGAACAGGTTGAAGGATTCCAATCGCCAAATGGGTCATGTTCACCAAATGCTCAAGATCCTTTGGGGAATTGTCTATCCCAGCCCTTTCAGCTGTTGAAGATTTAGTTAACTCTCGTAAACTGAAATTTTTGGATAGTTTCATTTCTTTCCTCCCTTAGGCGTTCTAGGTTTTCGTTTAGCAGCCTCTTGTTTTTTCTTTGCAGCAGAAGTTTTCTTCTCTACAGGTTTCTTTGCAGCTGTCCTTTTTCTAACAGGCTTCTTTTTAACTTCCTCTTCCAAAACCTCATCCGTTGTTTCAAGTGGGGTTTGGGGTTTTGGTTTCTCAAATTGTGGTTCTTGTAATTCAGGTTTCAATTCACCCCAGAACCATTTTTTTAAATTATCAATCCAACTCATTCTGAATCTCCTAAGCTTGTATTCCATTTTTGAACGATATATGACCGAACAAGTCCACTACGGACAATATCACCTATATCAAATTCACATGAATAAAATTCTTTCATTTCGTTAATTATTTTCATGAAATCACCAAGGCCTTGCTTTTCCTTTTCCTTGGTCAAATCAGTTTGGTCAAAGTCACCACAAAACATAATTTTAGAGTCTTGACCCACTCTAGTCATAATCGTATCGAGCTCATGAAAATTTAAATTCTGACACTCATCAACAAGTATGATTGCATTGTCTAATGTTATCCCTCTCAAAAACGATGTGGACAAGAACATTAGATTTCCTTGTTGTTTTAGTCTATCGTACAAAAAATCAAATTGGTCTTCTGTAGGCATCTTAAACATAAACCTGACCATGTTATCATATGGTACTTGATACAGTGCAGATTTATCATCTTCATCCCCAGGCAAGAATCCAATCTCTCTGGTAGAAATTAAAGACCTTACCACATAAACACAATTATACTTTGTTTTTTGGTCTAAAACCTCTTTTAATGCATGATAAAAAGTTACAAAGGTCTTACCTGTCCCAGCAGACCCATATAAGAAAAGACACTTACCTTTCTTATATTCCTTTATTACTTCATTTTGATTTTTAGTGATACCTTTCACTTCAATCAAATCTTCCATTTTTATAGTTGCTTTTTTACTCATATCTTAATTGCTATCCATAATAATAATAAGTTACAGACCAAAAGTTCAATGGCCAAAGCAGTATGATACCACACCCAACGTGCTTCATACCGCTTATCTCTTTCTAACTCTACTTTAGTTTTACCTACCTGAATTCTGGGTAACCAAATATCCTCCCATCCTTCTTTAATTTTATTAAACATCTAAAGTACTGCCTGGATTATTTCTCTTAATTTGTTTCAGACGGTCTTTCCACCCATCATCCGTGTGTCTTCTCCAACCATCCCTCATGGATACCATAGATGGCATTTGAGGTACAATTTGTAGAATACCACTACAAGTCTCACATGGAGTCTGAAGAGGAAATTCTCGTT